AAAAAATTTCGTTATAGGATCTCAAGATTTACGCGCCTATGTAAAGGTAAAAGAAAAGCGAAAAAATCTCGTTATAGGATCTCAAGATTTATAAAGGTATCAAGCCCCACGACCCAAGCTCGTTGTAAGATCTCAAGATTTACAAACGCCAACTTTGTTGGCGTTTGTTAGTCAAGCGTGAGACGGGGTTATAGCGTCAGGATTTTTTGAAAAGCGTTAGGTAAGTTTAGGTTCGCACAAACTAGAACCAAATCTCTCGGTTCACGAACCACGAATATTTGTAGATTTTGAGAAGACCTCTGCGAGAGGTCTTCTCGCAAGATAAAAGAAGTTCCGCCATTTTGAAAATGTTTTAAATGCCAATTGATTTGATATTTAGAAAGTCCACAATTCTTGATGTCATTTGACTTTAACTCAATCCAAATACTTTTCCCATTTATCAACCAATAAATGTCAGGAATTCCATTAATTGTATTACTTTCTATACGAAAAATTTGACCTTTTAACTTAAGTGATTTTATTCTTTTCCACAAATTACTTTCTGATTTTTTCATTATGTTATTAAGTCAATAACATACAAAAACCCCTAACGCCACTCTCGCATTGTTAGGGGTTTAACTAGTCAAATATATACTACTATATTACAGGGATAATTGGAAGTTCATTTATATTTGTATGAATAGCGCCACCATCATTTCCTTCATCATCACTTGTTGGTGTTAACCAAGTACCATTGTCTAATAATATTTGAATGGGTTGACAATGCCACCCTTGATGTTCCATTTCTTTTTCTGAACAATAATCAATTCTAACAATTCTTCTTCCCTCTAAATGTTTAGCAATTCTCAATCCCCAACTTTCCGACAAAGTATGAATAAGCCAATAACCTTTAGATTTACCCATGTTTATTATTTCTTTATTAGTTTTTTTATCAATATGAGACAATCCAATCGTGTAGTTATTATCTCTACAAATAATAAAAAATTTATCTTGTTCACTATCGTAAGTAATGTAATAAGCATTATTTTTATCGCATACTAATTGATTTTCTTTTACTGCACTTTTTATATCTTCAATATTTTTTGAGTATTTTGCCATTATTTTTCCTTTCATTTTCTTGAGTTAAATCCCACACTTTTATAAATCTTTCTAGCCAATCACATTGAGATTTATGTAATTTTGAATTCCAATATAATTCTTCATCAGCACTTCCGAGAGGGGACAATTTTTGTTTGTCCCCCCACGAATTGTATATATCAACTAATTTATTTAGTGATATCATTTTCAATTGCCAATTGTGAATTGGTTGGAATATATAAATGAATTTGACTTTTTTTAGCAATACCTTGAATGGCTTTTAAAACCTCTGTACCAATCATATCACTATGTAAAAGATCATCTGCTTGTTCTTCTAGGTCATTTATATTTTTTATTTCTTGTCCTTTTTTAGAATTGTAAAATGCTTTTCTTGTTTCTTCTTTACAATTACTTTCTAAATAACCCTCTATCTTTGACAGAAGATTAAACGCTTTATTATCTTCTCGTTCAAAATCAGGAAAAGACTTATCCCATTTTCGCGTGTCTTCAAAATCTTGACAAACATTTGAAAGTTTTTTAAATATTTGTTCTAATTTAGATTTTTTTTCTTGTAGGCGTTTATCAAAGTTAATAAAATAATTGTTATAATCTTCTTCCAATTTTTTTATTATTTTAAGGTTTTGTTCTATTCCTAATCTTTTTTTAAAACTAGGAAAGTTTTTTCTTGCGAGTGAATTTATTTCTTCTATATGTATAGACTCAATTGCACTCCTTTTATCAGCAAATTTTCTATTTAATTTTTTTTGCCAATATTCTCGGTTGTCTTTACTTATTTGTTTATTTGACATTTCTGCTCCTTTGTTTTTGTTAGTTTGTTATGGTCAAGCTGTGTTTTATACCACCTGTGTTAATTCACTTGGACAGGAACTTAATTTAAAAGAACTATCCTGTATCCGAAATTAATCGCTTTCATAGTGTCCTTACTTAACCACAGATTATTTTTATTTATATGCGTGGGAAATCCCAACTTTGCCAATATAATAAAAAACAATCAAAAAATTCTTTTATCCAATAGTAAATCCCCCACTATATTTACAAAATTGAGAAAACTCCTCTACATTTTCAATTGAAAAAGGATAACTCGCATCACTATTTCTTTTTTTATAAATTTTATCCCACTTTTTTTTGTCCTCTGCAGGAAAATCATTTGGGGCAAGATTTTTTTTATTTAGTTTTTTTTCAACACTTTTACAAAAAGCGTCAAGTTCCTTTTCAACTTTTTTATTATTTTCTTCTAAAGTTTTTCTTCTTGTTTCCCAATGGATACTAAAGTGTTTGGTATGCCCTTTGTTAATTAATGCCTGTAATTGTTTATGAATTTGTTTAGCGTGAGTTTCATCTATTTCTGTAAAGTCGTTATAATGCCAACTCTGCTTTTTGTCTTCATCAATAACTTGAGTAAATTCTAAAACATATTGCGCTAGAGGTCTCCACCACCACACATTATTTCTAAAATAAACGCCTTTATTTTTGTCCAAATATTTTTCTCGTGCTTTAAAATATTTGTTTTGTTCTGCTTGACTTAAATTAAATAAGTCATCAGGTCTTTCAGGTTCTTTGCCTGAAATTTTTGGATTTAGTCCTGTTAAATCAAATCCCATTTTTACTCCTTTGTTTTTTTATTAGTTTATTTTTTATTTTGGTTGCATATTTTTTATCTGCTTTTGTTTCAAATAAACCTTTTTCTTTTGATCTTTCTACTTTTAAAAGTTTATTATCTTTATCAACAGTAAATTTTAACATAACCATAATATCCCATTAATATAAGATAAAGGTTATTTTGTCAAATAATAATTTTATAATAAAAACAGTAGTAAAATGGGGGTTTTTAAAGGATTATAATTAATAAAGTTATAATAATAATAGTAGGAATAGGATAAAAAATTAATATTCTAATAAGTGTTGCGATTAAATTATCCATAGCCCCCAACATATACACAAATAAATTTATTTCAATCTAAATTTTTTTAATGCTTTTTATTACCGAATTAGGAATTAAAGTAGTATTGCCTATGGTTTCAATTCTTTTTTTATCATCTGAAAATGAGTAATCCCCAAAAATTCTAGTAATACCTTTAGATTGAGATAATAAATGACCTTTAGTAATACAAGTCGCTAGTTCAGAATTTTTTACTTCTTCAAAAGAACTCCAATTAGAATTTGAGATTATATCAAACCATTCTACAGAAACCATTGGATATTTTTCTATTTCAGAATAAATTTTTTTTGGAATTAAAATTTTTTTATTTTTTCTTTTTTTATTTTTCATAAAATACCGTTATGCAATCTCAAGATTTGAAAAATACCGTTATGCAATCTCAAGATTTGAAAAATACCGTTATGCAATCTCAAGATTTCAAGCTTTCTCATTTATTCTTTATCCTTAGTTAAAATACTTACAATCCCAACAGAGGTATGGAGATTTTTATTATGAATCTCATTAAACACAGTCATCCATTTATCTGTTTTAACTAGATTCTTTTGGCGTAACGTCAATGATATTTTTGGCTTCTCCGATTTTACCTTCAAGTTCGGATAACCTTTTCTCAAGCTGCTCACGACTCATTCCCTCCAATCCAACATGTGTAACTTCTTTTTTATCTACAAACATTCCTGCCATTTGCCCACTTCTATATTCAGCATTAACAGCTACTGCAAATTGTTTTTTCTCTTCTGCTTTTTTACTTAATATGTCAAATCTTTTATATTTCTTAAGCTTATCCCCTTCATGTTTTTTTAATTCTTGATTATATTTTTTTTCTAGATATCTCACTACATGAGGATTTTTGTTAGGATCAGTAAGTCTACTAGCAATTTCTGTTGGTCCTTCTTTTTTCTTAGAAGAATAACCAGCTCTTTGTGCAGCTTCGGTTTTAGATATGTTACCCCAATTAGAAACATATATATCTACAAAAGCTTTTTGTTTCAAAGTTAATTCATTTATAGATTTTAAGGAATTCTTTCTTTTTGTCATCTTGACCAGATAATAGCATAAATTTTTCCTAATACACTTCCTTACAAATATTTTTTTTATTTTTTTATTTGCAGAAAATGCCCTCTCTGTTTTTTTCCTAGAACTTCTAGGAATTTTCCTAGTGTTTTCCTAGTCTATTTTGCTCTAGAAGTATTGATTTATATAGTATTTTCCTAGTTTCCTAGAAAAATGTCCTTACAAATATTTTTTTTTATTTTTTTTTCTAAGAAAGAGTATTGTAGGAAATTGGGAAGAATGTGGCAATTCAATGGCCGTGAGCCGTGATGCTTTATTATTGGTTTATTACCCACGACCCTCGTATTTTAAATTGATTTTCAAAATAATTTATTATATATTAAAGCACTTACTAACTAACAATGGAATCGCATCTCGGAGCTCCCTTTGTTTATTTTTTTTCACCGGGTTGCGATTCTAAAAGTGAAAAATTAGCAGCTACACTTATTCTAGTCACATCCGATCTAAAATTAGCAACCGAATGAGTTAGATTCCAAGGAAAAATAAAAAAGTCTCCTATCTCGGGTTTAAACTCAAATGAACGAGTATGAAAAGGCTGCGGATTTCCTGTAATAAACATTAAAGAACCAGGCCCACTACCAGTACCTTTCCATTCCCTTTGTTCTTTTTTAATTTCATCAGGAATATCTATAAATAATACTGAAGATAAGTCACAACCATTATGGACATGAGGAGGATTAGATTCTCCTTTTTTCATAAAGTTAACCCATGCGTGGTTCACTTTAATTCCTTCCAGGTTTACACCATACCAATTTTGATGAGCGTTTTGGTATGCCTTAAAATAAGGTTTTATAATATTTAAGTATTCAAATTTATCAATTACCCTTTCGTCTTTAATAATACCAGCTAAATTGCTCGAAAAATTTTCTGTGGCAGCATTACAAATTTTTTTAAATTCTTTAATATCTTCAAGTTTTACTCTACTTTTAAAGAGTAATGGTCCCCAAGGGTAAGTAGTATATTCTATTTTTTCTCTCTCAAGCCCCATGATAAAATAATCCTTTCCTGGTAAGATAATGCAAAGTGTGGCAAACCTGAAGGAGATAATAATAAATCTCCTGGTCTTAAATGTATAGTTATATCTTGAGTATCAAATCTATACATAGCGTTGTTATAAACCCCTAAAATTAAAGAATTTTCTTCATCTACATGAGCTGCACCAATAGATCTTTTGAATGAGAAAAAAATATCTGCTTGATCAATATTAAAGTGTTTAAGCCCATTACATATTATCTTATGCAGAGGTCTTATCTCTGGAGCATCTTCAACTTTTCTTATTTGAAAAGGATTACAAAAAATATCATTTTCGTTAATACCTACATTTTTATTTATTTGAATTCGGTTTTTGTAATTATTACTATTTAATAATTTACTTATGGTGTTAAAATTAATATTATTTTCTAACATTAATGCATTAGGTATATGTAAAACTTTACCCTGACTTATTGCTTGGGTTATTTTATCGAACATATTTAAATATTTAAATCTTTAAGAAAATTTTTAACAAAAACATTATCAGCATACATAATTTGTTTTCTTTTATTTTCCACATTTCTCCTTAATTCTTTTCTAATTGCAGGATCTTTTTCCTCTTTAAGTCTTAAATATAAACTATAATATTCATTCCACAACAAATGTTTTCTTTTAAATCGAATAAATTCCTTAAGTAAAGCCTTTCTATATCGAGTCCTAACTTCATCAGGATCCCAACCAGCCCACCAACAAATTTGATTAAAATCTTTTGAAGCAGCAATCCAAAAATGAGCATCACATTTATAAATACTAGACTTTCTATCAGTAGTCATAATTCGTGCATCTTCAAACGCATTTAAAATAACATGTCTCCACAATTTTTGTTCATTACAATTATGATTTTCAGCAATAATATCGGCAGCCACTTTAGTGCCCATAATTTTTAACAAGTCGAGAGAGTATATCACGATAGCACCTTTTGGAATTAATCCAATTGAATCGAGTAGCGACCTCGTAGTGTTCATGAACATCTTCTATAATTAGAGTAATGTCTGCGCCTTCAAGTTTTTCAACTTGAATGTAGTTTTTTATTTCATAGTATGTTTCTCGAGGAGTTATCATCTCCCCATTATTATAAAGGTTACTTATCATCTTTGCCACCCTTTATAAGTTTAAATGGAATTACATTATTTTTAATTTTTTTCTTTTTAGATCCTTTAGAATGAAGATCATAAATATCATTAGCGTCATTAATAAATCTTGGTCCCATTTCAGTATAACCAAACTGAACACCATTTAATAAAGCAAAGATAGTAGAAATAACTTTGTCGTAAGTTTTTTTGTCTAATTTAGACGCAAGAGTGGCAAGAGTTTTAACAAGTTCAGTGATACCATCCTTTGGGTCTGCCATTTAAAAAATCCAATGCTAGTTTATAAATTAAAGTTTGTTCAGCTTCATTGTGAGGGCCGTGAATCGTGGTACCTGAACTATTACAAATGATACAAGAAATTGGATTGTTACTGAGCTTTCCAGTAATAAATCCTAAACCTTTACAGTCTTTACAAATCTCGTATTTGTATCTTTTTTCTTTCTTATAAAAATTTTTTAACATTTGCAACTCTTTATTTTAAAGGTCGTGGGAGCAAAGCACAAGAGCTTTACTCCCTTTTATTTATTTAGTTAGGTTTAAAATCTTTGACTAACTCCCAAGTATCTTCAGCTTCTTTTTCTCTACGCGTTTCTTCAAATAAATTAAAAGCTTTATTAATTAAAAACGCAGCTACTTTAGACATACTATGGGGCATTTCAAATCTATATAATGATAACTGTTTTAATTCATCATATGTATTTATATTAAGTGCAATAGACTTAAATTTACTATTATCCATAAGGTCTCCATATTAAGTTATGATTGACTTTATTGCCAATCAGACCAAAATCTAATGACCTCAGATAACTTTGCAATCACTTATTTTATAGGACTTTTTTGATAGCAAGCCCTATTTCTCTTGCGATTTGTGGGACAATTGCGTTGCCGAGGGCTTTGATTCGGTTAACTCTACCTTTGTCCAATTCATAGGAAATCCCATGAGGAACTCCACGAAAGTCGGATTCAATTTTCCACCAACTGCTACATTGAGATTCGTCCCTTTTCTTTTGTATTGACTCGGCCCTGCGTTGTTCTTGCTGTCGTTCACTGTTGGAGTGGGTAACATTTTGTTTTTCTCCAAATACAGCATCGCGTCTGATAGTTTTGCTCCGAATGTCGAGTCGGGTTTGTTCTTCTTTCTTAGGATAAAAGCTCCAGATTTGGTTTGCTCCACTCTGCTTGATTGTTCTCCCCCTTCCTCGCAACCCACTGTCGGTGTTGGATACATCTTCACATGTTTTGCTAGAGTCATTCTTCTCTTGGGAGAGGGGTTCACATTTTTTGAATCGTCCACTTGTGGAGTTGGATACATTTGAACTGCGTGTCTCAATGCAAACTGAAGATTGATTCCCTCTTTTTTTTTCTCTGCTGCTCTCTTCTTCCAAGCTTCCAATGTCTCCGATTGATTCGCTAGATGATCTGATCTCTGTGGTGTTGGATACATCTTCACTGCTCTGTTTAATGTTATTTGGACGTGTTTGTTTGTCTTTGGGTTGTAAGCTCTCTCGTTCGGTTTTAAAGGTGTTCCATCCTTGCTCGTCAACGTTTCTAGAAACTCTCCTTCTCCCGCCTCCTGTGCTGATGGAGTTGGATACATTCTCATTGTCTCTGGATCCACTTGTTCTCTCAGATTCGATGGTTTGGTTCTGCCCTTCCTGTGACCCTCCATTAATTTCTTGGTCCCTGCAGCGCTTCTCGGCGGCAAGTGATCCATTGTGTTCGGAGTGGCCAATAATCCAAACTCTGTTCCTTTTGTGCCAAGCACCGATGCCTGAAGCTGGAATAAGGAAACATTGGACTTCGAAACCTTCACCTTCCAAGTCATCTTGCACCTGTCGGAGTACCATGCCGTCTTGGATGTTAATAATTCCTTGCACATTTTCCCCAATAACGAATTGGGGTTTGACTTCCCTAATGATTCTAAACATGTCTGGCCAGAGATATCTGTCGTCACTTGTTCCTTTTTGGTTTCCTGCGACTGACATTGGTTGGCAGGGAAATCCTCCAGTAATGACATCTGCTTCGAATTCTTTTCCTTTGACATTTTTTATATCCTCCTCAATGGGTATGTTTGGAAAATTCTTATTTAATACTTTAATACAATAAGGATCTTTTTCAACAAATTTAATTGTTTCAAACGCTCCCGTAGAATGTAACCCTAAACTAAATCCACCTATTCCACTAAATAAATCTAAAATCTTTAATTTTTTCATAATACTACAATTAGCATATATAAAGCTAATAAAGTAATTAACCCTAATGATGCAAAAATAATAAAAAATATTTTATTCATTTCTTTCTCTCTTCAGCTTGTCTTTTTGATTCTTTATAGGACTCGTTTAATTCTGCTTTTTCCTTTTCCGCTTCTTCCAGAAAATCTTTGTACCCATTATCTTTACGCCATTGGTCAGAGTATTTTTTAATTAATTTTTTTTCTTTAATATAATTCATTTATTTTTTGACAAATTTTTTATTTCTTCTTGATAAACTTTAAGATCATATTTATATTCTTCTGTTGTTTTACTTAACTTTTCTTTTAATTTTTTATTTTCTCTTTGATATTGATCATTAATATCGAGTGCTATTGATAAAGAGTTGTCCATTTCTTTAATCCGAGCTTGAAGAGTTTTCACTTCAGGAGAATTACTTCCAATTGCTTTAATAATAGATAATTCCCCTTCGGCATCTTGTCTTTTCTTTTTTTCGTTTCTCCACATTTCCAATAATGTAGTATAGTCAGTCATTATTGCGAACTCTGTTAGATCCTTTATCTCTATATCTATTTTTCCATTTACATTCTATTTCTAATACTTTATCAGTTTTACCATGACAAATTTCAATTAAATGTCCCTCAGGTATAGAGGAAACCCAATAATTTTTATAATCATATAAAACAATTTTGTTTCTAGACCTTCTAGTTATTTTTTTTCTATTAGATAAGTAGGATCTAGCTTTAGACTTATGTTTAGTTTTGAATCTCATTTCTAATTTTAATAAATTTTAATTTAGCAATCTTTAACATCTTCTCAAATAAAGCTTCAGCGTTAGGAGTTTTAATAGTGTTTCTTAATTCTCCATTAACATATAAACATAAACGATGTGAGGAGTGGTCTAATTCAATAGTAAAAAACTCTTTAGCTTTTATTCTTTTATCAATTTTTTTTAGATCCTCTCGTATCAGGGTCATTTTTTATTCCTACTCCGTTTAAAAGTTTTTTCTTAAAAACATCCACAGACAGTTTATTTTTCTTTGCTTGAAATTCTATGTAGTCATTTAAAATTTTAGAAATCATTGCGCCAGGAGCTCTAAATTTATCTTTACACAATCCCCTGAGTAAATGATAATCTTTAATAGCTACTGCTACACTTTTCCATTTACTAGTGTTCATGATTTTGATTCCTTTCTAATAATATCTCCAATATTATTTACAGCTTTTTTTAAGTGTGAAATAAAACCGTGATCATCTACTACACTAATCCCTAAACTTTCTTTAAGTCTTTTATTTTCTTCTCTTAATTGTTTTACTTCTTTACATAAACTATCAATCCCTTTTTCTAATCGGTTATAGACAGTATCTTCATTGTTTACATTACTCATTTATTTTTCTCCTCTGGTTGATTGTTTCGTTCTTCAAGTTCATCAAATACTAGAATAGTCGCTATAGTTCGTCCAAAAGGATAATGGATATTTTCTAGTCCATCCTTAAATGAAATAGTAGTGATACCATCAATGTACATATCAAAATGCATAGAGTCTTCAATTGGACAACCATCAGTATCAAAAGAAGGTATAGAAGATAATTGTTGATCTACATCACTCATGATACTATTTAATATTGAACTTTTACTTTTTTGTTTCACTTATCTATCTTAACTACATGGGAGACTTGAAAAAGTCAATTAAATTATGAAAATATTTTTAGCCCTTATTATATGCTCAGGAACAGCTGGTACTTGTTTACCTCCTTATACCCTACCCCAAACTTACTCTTCAACTTATGAATGCATGATGGAAGGATATAAACAATCCCTTGATAAAATGAAAGAAATTGGTAAAGAAGATGTAGATAAGCACAAAATTTATATAAAATTTCATTGTGGAGTAGATCTTAGATACCCAACATAAAATGATTTTAAAATTCATATTATTAGGCAGCATGTGTTATACCATAGAAACTAAGGTTATTTGCAGAGATTTTATTCAAAACCCTATTTTAAGCGATTCTCAGTGTAGGTCTGCAGCTTACTCTATAGGTATGACAGTTAAGGATAGAATCGAAAAAAAAGAGGGGTCTATGGAGCACTATGAGGTACATTGTATAGCTATTGACCCTGAAGGCTATAATATTGACCATTCCTTTAAAATATCTTATAATATCTTATGAAGGCTTATCGAGTCCAAGCTCGTATGGGAGGAAAGTATTTAGATACTAAACTAAATGCAGCCAACGATGTGGAGGCTTTAGAAAAGTTTTCTAAACTTGTGAGCGAAGGAAATATTGAAACTTACAAAGATGATTTTTGTAACAATAAGCAAGTTCACATAACTTATGAGGAACTGAATAATGAGTCCCAAAAAAATAGAGCTGTTGAAACAACTTCAACATCTTGAACATAAGTGGTCAGCAGAATTAATGACTAATGGTTGCTGTACTGTTGACATGCTTAAAATAGAAACTGATATTAAATCTACTAGAAATAGTATTAAATATCAGGATGTACAAGAAAACTTAGTTCTTAATAGAGCTAGCTAGTTTTTATTGTTTTTAAAAAATTAAGTTTTTCCCTAGGCTATCTATCGGCTTTTCATATTTTTAATGCTGTTGATCTATCACTTCTACCTATTACACCTTTTGCAAAAACATTAAAGGAAAGTGTGTATCTAGTTTCTTTATTATTATTTATAGGAACAAAGTGTTTTAATGTACTAGGAAATAAATATAAACTATTTTTAACATCTGGCATCCTCCAACTTTCTGAATTTAGATTATTATATTCTTCTACCGCAAATTGAAAAGTAGAAAATAAAGGAGAGTCTCTTTTAAAAGTAATTTGAGATAAACTTTCTGTTATAAAATATACGGCACTCAATATACTATTAGGGTGAGAATGTTCATGATGATAAGTACCTTGGGGAGTTTTATTTACCCAACTTTGTGTAATATAAAATTCTGTCAGATAAGATATTTTTAAATATTTTTTTGTATATTCTTCTATTTTAGAATCAAAATATTTTTTTAAATTAGTTAATTCAGAATGATTTAATATATATTGATCAGAAGATGAGTTATTATTACCTTCATTTAAATGATTGGTTTGACACAGTTTTATTAAAAAATTTTTTTCTTTTATAGATATTTGATATTCATTAGAATGAAAAAGAGGTATCCCAAAAAGTAAGTGGACTCCAGGGTCTATCATATTAAGTTTTTTTTTTAAAAAAATTAAATTTTGTATTTAGATTATCCATTGGCTTGGTAAATTCGTAATGGTTTATTATTTTTAATAAATCTTTACGCTTAGTTAAGGCATAAGGAAATAATAATTTTGCAACTATTAAAGCTTTGCGATGACTACATCTCCATCTCCATTGATCTTTTCTACCAAAGCCTCCATTTTTTTTATAATTAATAGATCCTAACTGTTGAATAATTTGATAAAAATGATGAATAGTTTCTAAGTGAGTCATAGAAATTTCCATTCCCACATTCCATTTCATATAAATTTTACCATTTGGACTTTTAGATCTGTATTGAGCATAATTAACATTACCCTCTCCATCAAATAAACCTGAACACCAACCTATTAAGGCTTTACTTTGTTCCACCCCAATTTCCTCCTAATCCATATTTTACAACAGAAGGTACTTTAAATTCTATTGTAGTTTCCATTATTTTTTTAATTTCTTCTGCGTGCTTTTTATCTTTAATATTAAAACAAAGTTCATCATGAATTTGTAATATAGGTAAATGACCAGCATTAGCACAATCTAACATTGCTTGTTTAGTTTGATCTGCAGAAGATCCTTGAATTAATCTATTCAATGCTTTGTAAGTGTAAGCTCTTTTAATATTGTCTCTACCATATTTAGCTACAGCATTATCAAAGGTTTCAGCAAGATGCAAACCAAAATCTTTAGTCTCCCATTTATCAAATCTGCATTTTCTACCTTTTTTAGTTCTAATAACTCCTTTTTCATCCGCTGCTAATTTACATCTGTTAGATAATTTTTTTACAAAAGGAACTTTGTTATTGTATTTAATAATTAATTCATCGGCTTCTTCTTTACTTACCCCTAATGAAATAGCTAATTTATTTTTACCCATTCCATACATTAAACCTAATCCAATTGTTTTAGCCTGAGTTCTTTCAATCCCTACCAAGTCAGCGATAGTTTGATGAAAGTCTGCATTAGCATTCTGATAAGCTTCTACTAATTCATTAGCACCTGAATAACCATTTTCTCCAATGGAAGCTGCATAATGAACTGTCATCCGTGGTTCTTGTTGTGAATAATCAAAGCTCCCCCATTTATATCCTTCCTCGGGTAGAAAAAGACTTCTTATTTTAGGACCAAAGTCTTTATTTCTAGCTGGTACTTGTTGTAAATTGGGGTTAGTCATACTTAATCTACCGGATACAGTTCCTCCCAAATCGGATCTAAGCTGTTGGATCTCTCCATGAATTCTCCCTTTGATTTGATACTTCATTATGGAAGATAAGAAAGTTCCATGAAATTTATTTATCTCTCGGGCTTGAACAATTAATTTCGCTAGTTTATGGTTATTATTTATTAACCAATTTTGAGTAAAGGAAGGCTCTTTTGTTTTTTCAGTTCGTGGATATGGTAACTTTAGTTTGTCAAAAGCTTTGGCAATCTGGCGTGCTGCCCAAATGTCTACTTCTATTCCTGCTTCTTTTTTTATGTCCAACAGTAATTCTTTTTCTTGGCTCTTCATTTCTATTTGTAGTTTTTCAGCTGCTTCCACTTCTACTCTAACACCTCTCTGACGCATTTTTATTAATGTGGGAATTAATTGTTGTTCCATGTTCCATACAGTTGTTAAACTTTGTGTAGATATTTCTTGTTTAAATCTTTGCCACAAATTAAGCGTGAGTCGTGCATCTTGTTCAGCATAATAACCAACATGTTCTGCAGGTAATTTCCACATTTCTGCTTTAGCATCTATTCCATGAGCTGCCGCTGCCTCTTTTAAATCTGTTTCTGCTTTTATTTCTCCTAGATAATCAATTGACAATGCATTTAAAGAATAAGAAAATCTATTCTCATCTACTAACGCTGCAGCAATCATCGTATCAATTATTTCACCTTTAACTTCTATACCTGATGCTTGTAACCAACCAACATCGTATTGAGCATTATGAAATATTTTAGGACACGGTAAAGCACATATTTTTTTCATATAAGTTTTTACTTGTGCAGGAATCATATTACCTCCTCCTAAATGACCAAAGGGAAAGTAACCCTGCCATCCATCCACAGCTACAGCAAACCCTACTATTTCTCCTTTTCCTAAAGCCCAACCAGCTCCAAGCCCATTACTAATACCTTCATCTCTAGTTTCTAAATCAATTGCTATTTCTGTTGCAGAAGATAAATCTTTATACTCACTGGGAGTATTCCACATAGATTTTTTAAATTCTAATGTTAACTGTAATCCTGTCATTCAACTACCTTTCCTAAGTGTCTTATTACTGTCCACGGGCTTAGACTGTAATCTTTTGTGCAACTTAGTAATAAATTGCTCGACAGCACAATCACCACAATAATAAATTTTATTTTCAAGAATGACTGCATCTTTTTCACATTTATTACACTTTATTTTTTTTATCATCTTCTATAGCTTTAATTTCTAATTCACAATAATGAATTATTTTTTGTAAATCTTTTATCTTATCTTTATTTAAATAGCGACAAACATACTTCACAACACATCCTTGAAAAAAAGATAATTTATTTTTGGTAATAAATTCAAAAGGCTGAATACGAAAGTTTTTATAATGAGTTCCTCCAATTTGTTTGTCTTGAGGAAATGCTTTATCAAACATATCTTTATCTGTCATTTTTTCTCCTGAATGTAAATTAAATAATCAGATCCAATTGGATAATTAAACTTATAGTCAGATCTTAATAAATGTAAAGTTTTTTTAGCTCTAGTAGCCCCTGTATACCAAACTTTTTTTTCATCACTTTTTTCTTTCTTATTTTTATTCTCAAAGTCTGAAGGGTAGTTTCCTTTACTATACAGAACTACATGATTAGCTTCCCCACCTTTAACTGAATGAATAGTATCTATTGTAATTAAAGGATCTTTATCTAATTCTTTTTGGCCATATCTTCTTAGTAATCGTATAAAATGCCGTACTTGTTTAGGCTTAAAATTTCTTCTTAATATCCAATACCACGGTTTACTTTTGTCTTTTAATGGTAGATCTAATCCTGCCCATTCTACTAAGGATTCAAAATCATATTCTTTAAAATCAGGTTCAGAGCTCCAAAATTTATCACTTCTATATTTAGGATCTTTAAGTTCCCTAATGTATTTGTACATATTTTTACTTTGTTTTTTATCTATCTTTTTATTTTTAGTAAGAGCCGTCCAAGATTTAATGGCTTCCCATTGTTTTATATCGAAACATTTTGTGTCCTTGTTATCTTTATAATAAAGACCCGCATCTTTAGCCAACATTCTTAATTCATTTACTGTTTCATTAATTCGACCTAAAATGTACCAATCTTCTTTTAAAGATTCAAAAGGAATTTCTCTAAAAGATAAATAACTTTTAACATATCCTTTCATCTTACCAGGTTGATATTCTTTTTCCTCACTATCACTTATCCCTCTTCTAATTACTTGAGAAAATTTATAAATAGCTTCTCCAAATCTTTGAGTTCTTCTTAATTTAACTTTACGACCTGGAAAAAATGTAGTGAAATATTTTGAGTCTGCTCCATTCCATTTGTAAATTCCTTGATCATCATCTCCTGCTAAATAAATTCTATTAACTTTATCAGCCATCTTATAAATAACAGACCATTGTAACGGAGTACAATCTTGTGCTTCATCTAAAATTAAAACTTTTAATTTAGGAAAATCTAAGGTAATTGCTTTTTCAATCATATCATCAAAATCAATAAAAGCTTTTTCTCCCCCATGTTTTTTATAATGCTCATAAGTAGCAATTTTTCTTTTAAAAATAGTAAGAGAATCTTTTTTATAACTCTCTCTTTTATAAGCTTCTTCTGGAGTAATAAGTAAATTTCTAGCTTTACTATAAATAGCTAAAGACCAATCTTTATAAGTAAAATTATCATCAGTTAATCGTTGATCACTTGTTTTAATTATTTTAGTTTGTAACGCAAAGTCTATTGCACAATGTTTAGGATCAAATACATCTTCCGAAAAATATCTCCTACAATAAGTATGAAGAGTTTTAAATCTCATAAAATCTTCTGTAGTATAATGAGGAAAAGATTCGATAGCTCTTTTTATTGCAGTATTAACAGCTTTATTGGTAAAAGATAAATATGCAATATCTTGAGGTTTAGTTCCTTTTCTTAAATAATTTTTTAATACTTTTTCAATTAAAGTATAAGTTTTACCTGTACCTGGCGGACCAAATATTTTTATTGTCTTGTGGTAAAGCTCTTTTAATTTATTCAGTTCTGAATTTTCCTGTGTGGAAGTCATCATCCATTTCCGATACTGTTTTAGTATTTGGTTTAGTAGTATTGTTTATTTTTTTATGATCCACAAAAGTAGGCATTTTTACTGACCATACATTTTTAACTCCTTCATGATAGTCTAATCTTTGGCAGCTTAAGAGATTAAGAGCTTCTGTAGCACTTTTAAATGTTTTGTTATTACCTAAAAATTTTTCAAAAGTTATTTTTTTAAAATAACAAGTATTAGTTTTAGAATCTAATATAACATAATTGTCCTGTAGTTTTTCAAAATCATCTTCTTCAATATGACTTTCAAAAAACTTCTTAAGAAAATTATATTTTTCTTCTCCCAATGTATCTTCAAATTTCATTTTTTCATTTTCTACTGCCTTTCTTACTAAGGTAGCCATAAGCATTTCAAATGGAGAAGCTCCTGTTTTAGGTCGAGGTAAGGTCATCCAATAAATACCATATCTTAATAATTTTACTCTAAAAGATTTTTCATCTTTCATATCTTCAGGATTAATAATAATTTTTTCATTTTGAAATTTAAAAGTATATTCAATTGATTTGGTACTTCTAATAAATTCTACTTCTTCAAACTCATCTATTAAATCAGGGACCTGTGAACCAATTCCTAGTTTTCTTAGCTTACATAAATCTTTATTACAAATAGGAGTAATAGCTCCTAATTTTGGAGGACATTTGTAAGTGTAATCTTTTTTACTTACAGATTTAACTACAGAATTTTCTACTTCTCTTGGATCCATTGGAGTAACAAAAATTTCTTGATTTCTTTTTTGAAGTATTCTAGAGATATCTTCTTTACTTAAATTACCATCGGCTTTTTTCATTTCTAAAACGCCAACATTAAATAATAAATCATTTCTATGATTCCCTGCCCATTTATCAGCAATCATTTTTTGAACACAAGGAGGATAATCTTTCCAATTTATTTCGGGTTCATATTCTTTAACTTGAATATTATTTAACTGTTCTAAGGTAACAGTTTTTTTAAATGCTATTTCTAAAAATGTATTTATTAATACAGGTGTATTGTTATCATTGTATGCAAATTCGGTAGTTTGATCCATATTAAAATATGGCATGTTCAAACATTTATTCATGGGAAATACTTCTAAGGCTTGAAAGAAATTATTATTCCATTCATGTAATTTTTTTAAAATATCTTTTATAGGTGTCCAATCCTTTAAAAATAAAAATAAATGGAGACCTCCTGACTTTGATCTAGCAGGAACTAAAGGTAATTTATTATCTCTAATAATATCTACAACTTTTTTTTCTGAATAATCTTTATAACTTTGAGGATCTATATCAATACACCCCCATTTAGCAACAGCTCCATTTTCAGGTTTGATACCAATTCTAGTTTGACCTGCTAAATGTTTTTTCCATAGCTCTAGTGTAACAGGTTCGTGAACCGTGATAGTTTTGGCAACTCTCTTGCCCCGTTCATCTACTTCCCCCGTGAGGGAAGTAGTGATGAACAGTTCAGAATTACCCTCAAATAAATTTAAGAGTTTCTGCTCCATTAAAAGGGTACGGTTTCCTTTTTGTTAGCTTGAGCAATACTATCTTGTGAGAAATCTACTTTCCCAAAAATATCACTCTTCATAGCACTTTGATAAAAGCCTTGAGTGGTTTCAAGTACTTTTAAATTCGAAGTAGAATTTAAAAATTTATCAAATTCTACAACCCAACCATACCACGAGTTTTGAGAATTAGACTCTTTGGTAGTGGTTAATCTATAAGAAGTAGACCATGATGGTGGATTAAAGAAACCTGATTTACCTTGAGATCTCCTAGACATTATCATGGAGTTCCAAGTTTTAGATTTCTTTTTTTGCGTAGACTTCATTGTAATCAAAGCTTGCTCAATTGGATTATAATCTTCATCCAAAATATAAACAAAATGATTACCTGTATCCTCAATATAATTACCGTTTTCTAAACGGTCTTTATTATCTGCACCTCTAGAGGTATCAGACATTACTGAAGGATCAGTATGAATTGCCACAGGTCTTCCTGGGCTATCTCCTTTGTCTTTCCATTCATTAAATGTATTTATATAAAGACAAGGTACTACGATTACTCCTTTTTTACCTTTCCATACTGTGCCAGATGTTTCACTCCATATATCTCCTTGCTTTGCAGTCTCGACATATTTCCCATCACTTTCATCAAGTACAGGGGAGTTAGCATATAGTATTTTTAGGATTGGTAGTTTTTGATCCCGAGCTGTCACATACTCTTGACCTTGACCCGCCATCTCTTCTAAATTAAAATTAGATGGAAGGTTACTCGCTTTTTTTATTACCTCTTTAGCTTGAGGTTTTGCGTTGTTGCCGTTTGCCATTGTTTACTCCTTCGTGGTTATTTTTGTTTTATTTGCAACATAGGTTCCGAACAATTCAGCAGGAACATTCCTTCCAAGTTCTTGAATTTGTTCTCTAACAAATCCTCTTAAAGTACTTGGATGTACTGTTGTCTTCTGTTGTACAGGTAAACCTTTTTGTTTCAGCTCTTCTATAATTGATTTAGCTTCATTATCTTGCTGCATTCCAAATTCCAAAGTAACTTGATTTTTTATCAAATCACCATGACCATTTTCACGCAACCATGAAAAAGCTTCATCAGCTTTAGATGCTGGTATTCGCGCTGAATAAAAAGGCCTAATTTCAACAGATGAACCATCTGCTAATTTAAGCATTGATATACCAGCTTGTTGCATTAAGTTTGGAATTGTTTGCTCAGAAAGAGTGTTTTCAACATCTTTTAACTTTTTTAGTTGTTCTTCAACCGTTGATATTTTCTTCTGAGTTTCCAATAACTTATTGCAAGATTCGGCAATGTCTCTAGACATGCCAGTATCTACCGATACGATAGATTCTGCTTCTAAGTCCATAAGAACCTCCTTAGCGAATCAATATATTATATATTTGTAAAAAGCAAACAAATAATTTATAAAAAAGAAAATGTATAATTATAAAACTTCCCCTTTTAAACATCAAAGACACGCTTTAATTCAAGGAGCCAAAGAAAAAAATTTCGCTTATTTTATGGAAATGGGAACTGGTAAGACTAAAGTAGCCATTGATAATGCTTGTTTTTTATTTCAACAACAGTATATAAATTATTGTTTTGTAATTGCTCCTAATTCTGTCTATCAAAATTGGGCCAAAGAAATTAGTATGCATTGCCCAGAAACCCACAATATATGGATATGGAAAGTAGACTCAGAAAAGACTCTAGATTTGAATGATTCTAAACTAACTTTTATTTTAATGAATGTTGAAGCTTTATCTCACAAGTCGGGTCAAAAATGGTTGGAAAAATTATTAAGTGTAGTTGGATTAAGATCATTAATGGTAGTAGATGAAAGTACTACTATTAAAAACAGAACTGCTAGAAGAACTAAATGTATTATTAAATTAGGAAAGTTAGTTAGATTTAAAAGAATATTAACGGGGTCTCCTGTTACCAAATCCCCTTTAGATTTATTCACTCAATGTTATTTTTTAGATTGGAAATTATTAGGGTATGAAAGTTTCTATCCTTATAGATCTCGCTATGCTGTTATGCATAGTATGGAAATGAATGGTCGTCAAATTATGTTTCCAAAATATTATACGAATTTAGAGGAATTAGAACATAAATTAAAAAATTTTAGTTATAGAGTAAGAAAAAAAGATTGTTTAGATTTACCCCCAAAAACATATGTTCAAAGATATATAGATTTAACCGAGGAACAAAGGAAAGTATATAATGATTTAAAACGCAGAGCTCTAGCAATAGTTCAAGATGAGACTATTTCATATACTAATAAACTTACTGAAGTTTTAAAACTTCATCAAATTACTTGTGGTTTTTATAAAACAGATGAAGGAACAATTACCTCTTTTAAAAGCAACCCTAAATTAAATGAATTACTCAATATATTGGAGGAGACTGAAGATAAGTGTATCATATGGGCAAACTATATTTTTAATATAAAAATGATTAAACAGAAATTAGAGGAGACCTATGGAAAAGATACAGTGGTTTCGATATACGGTGAAGATTCAATTAAAGTACGTAATGATGCTGTTGAAAGTTTTCAACATAATGCTAGATGCCGTTTCCTCGTTGGTAATCCTACTGTTGGTGGTTACGGTCTTACCCTTACTGCTGCTAGGTATGTTATATATTATAGTAATAATTACAATCTTGAAGTCCGCCAGCAAAGCGAAGATCGTGCTCATAGATATGGTCAAACTGCTCAAGTCACATATGTCGATTTAATTGCAAATAAAAGTATTGATGAAATGATATTAAACTCTTTAGAAGGTAAAATAGAAATATCTGCTAAGACTCTTGGGGAAGAGGCTCAGAAGTGGCTTTAGTTTTATAATATTTATCTACCCTCTCTAGCCATTTATCTTCATACTCTTTTAATTTATCTTCATTCATTTTAAATTCTTGATAAACTTTATCTTTAGTACAGATACATATAAGTCCTTGTGTTATAGGACCATATTGTTCTTTATGTGCTAAGGAATATGCACAGATCTGATAATAGTAATCTTCAACATAATCTTCTCTTTTTAATTTATTAGATTGTTTAAAGTCTATTATAGTAGGTTGTTCATCATATAGCCCCACCACATCAGTAGAACCTGCCCATAAATCTTTATAAGCTAAATTAACTTCATTCCCATAAACTATTTTTAATTTTTCTAAATTGTTAACTATTTCATGAGCCATCATTCGTGCTAATGCCCCATCTTCAGATAGATTTAAATATCCTTTACCATCTATATAATTTTCTAATACATAATGCATTTCCGTTCCTCGTGTTGCTGCCTGAGTAGTTATTCTTTGTGCCTCTTGATAACCTACTCTTTCTCTCCATCGATCTAATGAATCTTGTTTATTTTTAGATTGAGTAGCTGATAATATAGTAGTAACGGAAGGAATTTTTTTATCACCCACATTATAGTGTCGTGAGCCGAGATCGGTGTCTCTAGTATATTTGCTATACTTATATTTATTTTCCCGTTTAAGATCAGTAATTAAAAATTTATTATTTTCTTTAATAAGACGCACATGGTCTTTTAGAATACTTTCAATAAAAGAGCAACAATTAATCCCAACATAGATGTTATTAAAAATGCAGAAGAAGAGATCATTATTTTTTCTATTCGATGAATATCTGTATGTAATTCATTTATTTTACGATTTGTTTCTCTTTGCATTATTTGACACAATTTTTCATGATCATCTATTCTTTGATGAGCTAATGAATCTTTGCTAGAAATTTTTTTTGGCACTGATAATCCCACCTGTTTTAAATTGTTGAGGTTGAGATGCAATAGCTCCATATAAATTACCAGAGGCTAGGGCTGCTCTAGTTTGTGGATTTTGGCCAGTCATAGATAAATTAGAAGGAGATACATTAGGTAACTGTTCCGAAAAGACGGCAGTTTCATCAATAACTTCTCCTCCACCTCCGCCTCCACTTTCTACACCTTCTACCGGTATTGCTGGAGCTTCTGCTGGATTAGATTGTCTTACAATAGAACCTTCATATTTTCCTGTTTCAAAAAATTTATCATAGTAAGCTTTGTTGCCTTGAAGTTGTTTCATAGTTTCTTCTCCTTCTTGTGCACTTACTACTCCTGCTCCAATTAATCCTGTAGTTAATTGCCCCATATATCTAGTTAATTTGGAATAACTATCTATAGTTTTGTTTCCCCCACCTAATCCATCCATCATTAAACGGCTTAGTTTAGGATTAGAAAAAATTCTAGATAGTCCCAAAGGAGCAGCCACAAAGAAAATTGCAGTACCAGGATCTATAAGCCCTGTACCTCCTGCGAACACTCCAATTCCTTGTGATATAGCTCCAGCTTGGTTTAATTGAATAAACATTGCTGGATTAGAACCTGCAGCTCCTGTAGGTTTTAGTGTACCTTCAACAAATTTTATTCTATTAGTATAGTCTTTAATATTTTTTATTTGACTCTTTGTTAAGAATCCCTCTTTACTTAATAAAAAGTCATGATTGTCTAAAAATTTTTGAGCTCTTGAAGCATTTAATTTTGGATATTGACCACCCGCTTCAACAGAATGTTTTAAGTAGTCTTTAAAAAATTGTCCTCTAAGACCCCCTACTATAAGTTCTTTATTTGGAAATAGATCATATGATTTGGTTGTACCATCCGAAAGTTTATAACTAACTTTTCCTTCATCAAGAGCTCTTGCAAAATCATCATAATAACTTTCTTTACCTGAAGCTATAATTTGTTTGTATAATGCTTCATGTCCTCTTTCTGTATTTAAAATTTTTTTTATAACAGAGTTGTTAAATGCTGATCCTCCCATAGTAGTAAATTTAGCAGCACTTTGTCTAAGTACGCCTATATTACCTGGAAGAGGAGAATTATTTAACATGGATTGCATTCTTTGTAAAAGGTTTGCTTGAACTTCTGCTTGTCGACCTACCACTTTTGTTTCTGCTATGGCAGTGTAAATGTTTTTAAAATCATTATAGTCTGTTCTTCCTTGTGCTCTCATTAGCATTCCTAACATACCTTTAATAGTTTCATCATCAACATTTCTGTTTACTTTTAATGCTTCATTAATATAATCATTTAAATTACTTACAGTTTTAGGATAACTAGCTTTACCTGCAGGTGTGACTAGAACATCTAATTGTAGGGGTGCTCCAG